GTGCCAGGCGTGCAAGGCGGCGCACGCCGAACACCAGCGGGCGCTCTACACCAAGCGCAAGGGGCGCTAGGTCGGCAGGTGCTCGGGGCAGAACGTGGCGGAGATCGACGACCCGCCCACCGGCCGCGATAGATTGCGCTCGCAGGTCTCTTGGAATGCTCCGGGCAGTGGTGCCCGACCTGTCCCGAAAACAGGCGTGGCACGTTGACGCGTGGGGGTTCGACTCCTCAGCATTCCGCCCGGCGCTCGTAGCTCAGCAGGCCAGAGCAGCCCTTTCGTAATGGGCAGGTCGGGGGTTCGATTCCCTCCGGGAGCTCTACTCGGGCAGGTGCTCGGGGCAGAACGTGGCGGAGATCGACGACCCGCCCACCAGCCCACCACCGGACCGGTCACGCTCCGCCGTCAGCGTCACGTTGTGCCGGGACCGCTTGCCGCACACCTCGCACTCGTCGTAGCGGTACTGGCGTCGGCGCCACCAACGGCGCACCCGACGGATCAGCGACGCCATGTCAGCACCACCCGCAGAAGCTCGGCGCGGGTGATCTCCCCACGGTGGTACCGCAGGTACGCGTGACGGAGCACATCAGCACGGCTCACCATCCCCATCGTAATCCTCCAAGATGCCACGGCACTTCGGCCCCTCCGCCTTCCGGCGGGCGATCTCGTCAGGGTCCGAGGTCCCGTAGACGGCCTGCATGGCGAGGGCTTCCGCCAGACGCTCCCGCAAGTACTCCTCGAGAGCCGTCATCCCGTCGAGGCCTCCGCCGTCCGCCACGGCTTCCCGCTCGTGTTCCGCCCGTTCCAATGCCACGCCCACGTCCGCTCCGGCAGATGAGCGATCGTCCCCCCGGCATCACGCACATCACGCAGGAAGCCCCAGTCCTCACAGTTGTCCATCGGCCACCGCTCCGACTCGAGCTCGGGGAACCCGCCCACCTCCATCGCTAGGTCCCGGCGGATCAGGTAGGTGATCGGGATCCAGTTGCGTACGTCGAGCTCGGCGAGGTCGAAGGGCTTGGCGAACATGCCGAGGGGGTCGCGGTCGTTGAAGTCGTGCTCGTCCCACCCGACGATATCCATCCACGGGTAGACGAGGTCGGCGCCGGTTTCGGCCTGGTGGGCGATGAGGCGTTGCAGGTGGTGGGGGTACAGCTCGTCGTCGTCGTCGAGGAAGGCGATCCATTCGGTGTTAGCCATCTCGATGGTGCGGTTGCGGGTGCGGGCTGCGCCGTAGCTGTCGAGGTCGTGGGCGATGGCGATCGCTTGGGGTGGTGCTGTCTGGGTGGCGACCGATGCGAGGGCACGGCGGAGGAGGTCGGCGCGCGGGGGGATGGACGGGATGCACACGGTCACGCTCACGGGGTTACCCCGATCTCGATACGGTCCACCGGCACGTCGGCGCGCACCCGGAAGGGGTAGCCCCACAGGAACATGAAGGCGTCGCACTCCAGCGCCCCGACTCGCTCGGCGCTCACGGTGATGGAGCACGCGGTGAAGTTGGCCTGTTCCACTTGGTCGATGAGCACGGCCACCTCGCCCACCAGTTGCCGCGCTTGGTCGGTCTGCGCCCACTCCTCGAACCTCATGCCGCCTCCTCCATGCCGAGGGAGTCGAGCCACTCCACGAACGCGGCGAACCCGTCCCGGTAGCTCGTCTGATGCGGCTCGCCGAACACCTCACGCCACCGCGACAGGTCACAATCCCGGGCCGCCACCCCCGTCGGGCCATCCACGTGCACCACCTCGGCGTCCGGCACGCCGGCCAGCTCCAGGCACAGGTGGGCGATCTCGTCGCACGACACCGACCCCTCCGCCCCCACCATGATCGGCCCCGGGTTCACGTCGGCCTCGGCCAGCGCGACCAGGCGGTCGACGGCGTCGTCCACGTACAGGTAGGAGCGGGTCTGGGTGCCGTCGCCCCACACCTCGAGCCGTCCGGTCTCACGGGCAGCGAGGGCCTTGGTGGCGACCGCGGCGGGGAACTTCATGCGGACGCCTTCGTGTTCTTGGAGGGGGCCGTAGACGGTGTGGAGGATGGCGACGCGGGCGTCGTAGGGGGCGGAGGTGAAGAGGTGGGCGCCGTTGCGCTTCTCCTGCCCGTAGCGGGCGTCTGGTGTCCCCCAGTAGAGGTCGGACTCGTGGAGCAGGCGGTTGCCGTAGTAGCCGTAATCGTCGGCGGTCCAGTCGGTCGCCGGCTCGGTGGCGCAGGCGCACGCGGACGAGGCGTAGACCAGACGGTCGACACCCGCCCTGCCCGCGGCCTCGGCCACGTTGAGGGTGATCCGGGCGTTGTTCAGCGAGGCGGGCCAGTCCGCATCCGAGTGGAAGTACCCCACGCCCCCCATATCGGCGGCGAGGTGGAACACCAGCGCACCGGGGAACATCACCTCGTCCACTGCGGCGGGGTTCCGAAGGTCGCGGCGGATGCGTGTGGCGCCGAACAGGGCGTCGCGGCGGAAGTCGGGGAAGTGCTGGTCGACGGCGTACACCTGGCGACCTGCCTCGACATAGCGGCGGGCGAGGTTGGCGCCGATGAACCCGCCACCGCCGAGGATCACCACCGGGGCGGTCATGCCGCCTTCGCCCCCTTCCGGCTGTTGCAGCCGAAGTGCGCCGGCTGGATGTTCTCGGCCATCATCGGCTCAGGTTCATCCAGAGATCGCGGCGCTCGTCGTAGAGGGCCGAGTCGTCCGACATGTGCGAGTCACCCTTGGCGTAGGTCTCGTCGTAGGTCGACTTCCCGCTGCCGTGGTGCAGGTGCTCAACGATGGAGTCCATGCACGGAGCGAACACGGCGCGCATCTTGGCGGTGCCGATGAATTCTGTGTCGGTGTAGTTGTGCTGGAAGCAGGTGGGGAGGAACGACCCCGGCCCGGCGTCCACGGTGCCGCCCACCTCGTCGAGGTAGCGGCGGTCGACGAGCGAGTGGGTGGAGTGCATCCCGGCCGAGACGTAGGGGTTGCAGAGGTCGTTGGTGCCGACGACCCGCAGGTGCGGTAGGGCGGTCATGGTGGCGAGGGCGGCGTGGTCCCATCCTTTGTGGAAGCGGAGGTCGTCGGCCCCGCAGAACAGGTAGGGGGCGGCGGAGTGCTGGTAGCCGGTGAGGCAGGCGCCGGCGTAGTTCGGCTCATGGGCGTTGGAGATGCGGATGGTCCCGCTCTCGGTGAGGTACGCCTTCCACGAGTCGTGGTCGTCCTCTTCGAGGATGAACACCACCCGGTGCTCGACCTCGGTGGCGTCGTGGATGTTGGCGGCCACCGAGGCGAGACGGTCAGCCCGGCCGACGGTGGGGATGAGGATGTCGATCACTGGTCGCCCCTGCGCAGGTCGAGGCGGCGCACAGCGTCAACGAGGTCGGCGGATGCACCGTTGATGCTGATGTTGAAGTTGGCGCTGGACCCAAAGACCGCAACGAACAGCTCCCGAGCGATCTCCGCGTGCGGGTCGGGCGGCGGGGTCCACCCGGCGTTGATGGCACGCTGCGCCTGGTAGACCATCCCGAGCCAGGTGGCGGGGTACGCCTCGCGGTCGAAGTCGGGCCACATCACACGGGCGAGTGCTTCGGCCTCGGGGCTGGGGTTGGTATCATCGGGCATCTCAGCGACCTTCCGGGTCGTTGGGCAGGGCCGGGGCCGTTCACGCGGCGCCCGGCCCCTCGACTGTATCGCACCCGATGAGGTCACGTCACCCCCTGCGATATCAGCCGAGCGGCATCCCGAGACCACCACGCTTCTGACGCACCTCGGCCTCCACCGCCTTGTAAGCGTCGTCGAGCGGGATGCGGCGCTCCCGGGCGATCTTCTTGTACGCCAGGATCGCGAACTGGAGATCGGTGGCATGGCCGGTGCAGGCGTCGTTCACCAGCTTGCGGTGAAGGTGCCCGGCGGACGTGGCCTCCACCACCTTGGCGGCCTGGGCGGCGCGGGTCACGGCGGGGTCGTGGCGCCGGCGGATCTTGCGGGTCATGTTGCTCATGCGGCCTTCTCTCGGGTGCGGTTGTCGGCGGCGTGACGCCATGCGTCGGCCCACCGGTCGGCGTGGTTCTCGTAGGTGTGGGAGGTCATGGCCTCACGGTTGAGGCCGGCGATCTCGGAGCGCACCTCGGGCTTCGTCAGCAGGAGCCTCATGCACGACCGCCACGTCTCGGGCGGATCGGCCAGCACGGGATCGGGGAGCACCTGCCACAGTGCCCGGTACTCGGCCCTCGGCGAGGCGATGAACGGGACGCCGAGAGCGGCGTACTCCATCCCCTTCAGCCACGACTTCGCGGCGTTGAAGGCGTTGTCAGCCAACGGCACCAGACCCACATCGAGGTCGGCCACCTGCCTCGGGTACGCGCCCCGCAGATCGGCCCACGGGCGCACCCGGCCCTTCACCCCCAACGCCTGCTCCGTCAGCCCCACACCCCACGACACGAACCGGGCGCCCGTCTCGGCGAGCACACCCGGCAGCACCCCGCCCATCACGTCGAGGTCCCCCACATGGGTCACCACCGAACCGGTCCACCCCACCGTCGGCGCCTCCACCCTCGGGGCATGGGTCGGGACCGACAGGTACGAGGCGGGCACCAGGTTCGGGAGGACCGCCACCCGGCCATGGGCGCCGTACCGTCCCGCCAGCGCCGGCGTGGTGACCGTCACGAGGTCGGCACGCTCGCACGCCTTGCGGAGCCACATGCGGTTGTACGTCGGGTCGTTCTCCACCGACGTGCCCCGCCGGGCGCCGTGGCCCTTCGGGAGGGCGTGGAAGTCGTCGTCCACCTCGACCACCACCGCCACCCCCTGCGACTGCAACCGGGGGATGGCCTCGACGACTGCCTGGACCAGGGGGCGCTGGAGGACGACCACGTCGGCGTCGACCACCGGGGTGAGCATCCGGCCGGTGACCGTGTCATGGTAGGCGTCGAAGCTGTCGGCCACCACGATGTCGTGACCCTCGGCCTTGAGGACCTCGGCGGGGAACAGCAGCCGGTAGTGGCCGCAACCGCCCCTATCGCAGGGATGGACTGCGACCCTCACAGGTCGGCGGCTTTGGTGGCGGCGGCACGGATTTGGGCGACGGTGGTGACTTTGGCCAGGTCGGCGAGGAGCGCGGCGTTGGTCGCTTCGAGGGCGGAGAGACGGTCGTCGACCGGGGGTGGCGATGGGGCGTACATGGCAGCCTCGTCGGCGGTCAGCGGACGGGTGCCGGACACCTTGCCGTTCTTCTCGATGGTGACCGTCCCTGCGTCGAGGTCGATCACCTCCGCTTCGACGCACACGCCATGCTCAAATCGCTCGTTGCGGATCACGTGAACCTCCAATACGGGAAGGAGGCTTGTGTGTCCGTCACGTGATCCATAATCGTCAGCGACGGAGGCGACGACGGCAGTCCGGCCGAGTAGTCCACGGCGGTGGCCTTGTACCCCATCGACTGACGACCAAACGCGTTTTGCACTCCAGCGAACGACGGCGGCAACCCCGCCCCGAAAGAGCGTCGAAGCCACCTCACCGTCGAATGGTTCGAGATCCAGTTGCACACCCAGAAGTAACCGGCCGATATCGCCTGCGACCCCGAGACCTCCTTGGCACCGGTCGACGCACCAGAGACCGTCCCGAAGTCGGCCACCAACGAACCGACGGCGAGATCCGTGCCGGTGTTGGCGTAGATCCCGAAGCGCATCGTTGAGCCAGCTTCAAGCGTGCCGCAGTAGGTCGCCAGAGCGGCAATCGTGACGGCCCGATGCGTGTAGCACGGCCACCACATTGCCTGCTGCGCCAAAGACGAAGTTTGGAATGCGCCGTCGACGTCGGAGATGGTCGTCGGGACGCAGTAGTACGACGAAGACGGCAGCACCACCCGCCTTGGGGTGGGGTCGCCGCTGCTGACGGTCGCCCACTCCGGGGCCGTTGCCCCCGCGTCCACCCGCAACACCTGAGCAGCCGTGCCCAGCGGCAACCGGGCCACAGTGTCCGCCGCCGTCCCGTAGATCAGGTCACCCGCCGTCGTCACCGTCGACTTCGGCACCGCCCCCGTGATCGTCGTGGCCGGGGACGTCAGCGCCGCGATGGCGGTCAGGTCAGCGTCCAACGGTTGATAGGCAGCAGCCGCAGCCGCAGCCGACAACGCCCCCGTGATGACCGACACCGGGTGCCCCGACGTGGCCAGATCAGACAGCCCGGCATGGGTCGACACCCCGCCACCACCGCCCTCGTTCACCGTCACCGTCACCGACGTTCCCGCCACCACCGACAGGTCCACCGTCGGACCCGGTGCCGACACCACCAGCGTGATGTCGCTCATGCCGTCACCTGCGGCAGCACCGTCACCGACGTCCCACGGATCAGCGTCAGCACCCCGCCCGTCGGGTTCGTCACCTGGAAGTCCCACACCCACCGCGACCGCCACGCCAGCTCGGCGGTCTGCGCCGGCGTCAACGTCAGGGTCACCACCGCGGTGCCGACCGTGTCGTCATCGACCGCCACGCCGAACTCGACTTCGCCGGCCACCGGGGCGGCGGCGTTGCCGGGGTAGCCGGGCCGCAGCGACGCCGCGAAGGCCCACCCCGTCGCGGCGAAGTCCGTGGAGGCGTAGAGCGACCCGCCGACCGTGACGGTCAACGTGTACGAGTCGCCCTGCATGATGGAGCGCTCGTCGGTGAGGTCGAGCTCGGCGGGTGCCATGGGTCATCGACCCCGGTCGAGGATCTGCTCGGCTTCGGCCACGAGCTCGGCCGCGGCCTCGTCGATGGGCGGCTCGGGATCGGGGTCCGGCTCGACCGCAGGGGCTGCGGCGGGCGGGGCCTCGGGTGGGGCGGACAGCAGGCGTGCCATCTCGTCGGCGGTGGCCTGATCGATCTCGCCAGCCACCACCCGCCGGGCGATCTGCTCCACCGCGGCCAGGTCCACGACCTCACCGGAACGGGCAGAGCGGACGGCGAGAACACGGGCGCCAGGCACCGCGCCACGCAGCACCACCGATACCTCGTCGAGGTCGGCTTTCGTGATGACGGTGGCGCCATCGCGCTCCTCGTCGGCTCGGCGCATGAACCCGACCGACACGTCGGTGAGCGTCCCCGAGCGGAGCTGGGCGTAGGCCTGATCGGCGCGAGGGATGCCCTGGCCGATGTCGAGGCGTGCCGTCAGGTACAGACCCTCGTCGGTCTCGCGGAACCCGGTGGCCTTGCCGATCGGCTCGTCCCACGAGTGCGCCCATGCGATGACGGGGAGGCGCTCCTCGAGCGACTCGGTGAAGGTGCCCCGCTGGAACTGTGTGCCGTAGTCGTCGGTGATGCCGTGGGCGACGGCCAGCACTTCGATGGTGCCGTCGTCGGCGACGGCGCGGACTTCGCCACGGACGTGGCCTCGGTTCTCGGTGGTCATGCTGCCTCCATGAGGGTGCGGCGGAACTCGCCGGCGTCGAAGGTGTCCCCGGCGCGCAGGGTGCGCAGCGCGAGGCGGGCCACGGTCAGAGGCACGGTGCGCACCGGCCGGGAGCGGCCCGCTGCCTCCATGTCCTTCGGAGTGAGGAAGGCCACTGTGCAGCGGCAGTTGATGACGTTCCCGCCGTCGCCACCGGGGTCGCCGGGGTAGAGCAGGGGCTCGCCGCCCACGTCGAAGGGGGCGCCCATGGCCACGACCTGCCCGTCGGCGTCGGCGTGATCGTCACGGGTGCGGTCATCGCGGGTGGATATCCACTCCTGCCCGGCGGCCACGTCGGCGGGGAGCTGCGCAGCGGCCAACGATGCGCTCCCGTTGCTCGCCGAGATGACCTCGGTGCGGGCGATGGTCTGCGCACGGGAGCGGGAGGCCACGTTGAACACGTCCTGGACCGAGGCGGCCAGGTCGTCGATGCTGGCACCGTTCGCCACCCCGTCGGCGAGGGCCTGCTGGATGGCCGAGTACGTGGTGTCGGTCACCTGGCCGGCGAGCTGGTTGGCGCGGGCCAGGATGAAGTCCTGCACGAACGGGGCCTCGAGGTCGAAGCTCACCCCGAAGGCGTTGTTGACCCGGGTGACGCCGGCGGTGGTGGCGGCGGTGTGCATCAGGTCGGCGAGGTCGAGGGCGGCGGCACGCCACCGGGCGATCTCGCTGGGGTCGAGGGGGCCGCCTAGGCCGAGGTCGGCGCGGAGCTCGCGGGCCTGGGATGCGGCGGTGAGGCGGACTGCGGTGCGCTTGCCGGTGAGCTGGCCGACGACGGCCTTGGCTTGGCGTGCGAAGTAGTCGGCCCAGGCGCGGGCGAAGCGTGCTTCGAGGCCGCGGAGGGCGGCGTCGTTGCGGCGCCAGATGGTGGTGCGGCGCTGCTCCTGCTGCTCGGCGGTCAGTGCGCGGGTCTCGGCCACGGGTGCGGTGCGGGCCGGCGGGGCGTCGTCCTCGGGGGCATCTTCGGGGTCGGGCACCTCGGCCATCGGGGCGGGCGGCAGAGCCGGGGGCGCCTCGGCCGCGGCCAGTGCGGGCATCTCCACGTCGGGGTCAAGGCCGAGCTCGCCGCGCACCTCCTCGGTCGTGGCCAGACCCGCCGACCACAGGGTCACGCCATCGCTGGCGGTGAAGCGCGGCTTGGGGCGCAGCGCCTCCTCCCCCGACAGATCGAACCAGCCGACCTCGGAGCCGAGGGCGGGCGCCAGGCGCAGGTTGATCTCGTCGGCCAGGGTCTCCAGGAACGGGACGACCCGCTCCGTGAGCCACACCCGCTCCTCCGCTTCGGCGTTCGAGAAGGTGCGCTCGGCGGCGTCGATCTTCGACCACGGCACACCCAGGCCCCACGCGATCTCCTTGAGGGACTGGAGGTGGGCCTGCACGAACTGGCTGTCGCGGTTGGACACGCCGAGGGTCTGGATGTCGATGGCGTCACCGACGGGGCCTTCGCCCTGGTCGTCGACCTCGTGGAAGCGGGTCTTGCCGGCGTTGTCGGGCCCGCGGTAGGCGGCGTTCCACCCGTCGCGGAACGCCTTGCGCTCGTCGTCGGACCCGAACTCGGTGGTGGTGATGACGTGCGCGGGCACCGCCCCGTTCTTGAGGAAGGCCAGGTTCTGGCGGTCGCCCATCACTGCGAGGGTGATGGCGTAGCGCGACGCCTGAAGCGGGGCGTAGGGCTGGCGGACATCGGTGCCGCCCATCGTCCAGCCGTAGTGCACCTGCTCGGGGGTGAGGTCCACGGCGTTGGCCGGGTCGGCGGTGTAGCGGAACCCGGCGTAGTAGCGGGCGGCCTTGCCGGCGGTGGGGATTGGCTCGAGGTGGCACGCCGGGAGGGGCCACAGGGCGGCGACCTGACCGCGGCCGGGGGCCTCGGTCCACTCGACCTCCCAGGCGTTGCGGCCGGTGGCGATACGCTGCGCGGCGGTCCACGCGAGGAGGGTGCGGCCGGTCATCTCCGGGTTGGGGCCGGAGATGCGGCCACCGACACGGCGGGTGGGGGGGCCGAGGAGCTGCGCGAGGCGGGCGTTCGGGTTGTGGTCGGCGGAGGCGCCCGGGCGGTCGGGTGGGGTGGCGCCGGCACGGAAGGGGTACTTGGCGGCGGCGTCGGCCCAGACCTGGATGCAGCGGAAGGCGACGACGTTGGCCATGACCCCGTAACGGAAGGCCTGGTCGGCGTTCCACTCGGTGACCTGGGGCTGGTCGATGCCCCGGTAGGTGTTGTTCCGGGTGGCGGCGACGGGGTCGCGGCGCTCGCGGCGGGCGAGGTTAGTGCGGACTTGGCGGGGGGTCATCGGTAGCTCCCAGGCATCGGCGTGAGGTTGCTGGCCGATGCGCTCATGCTCGGCCGGTCCATCCGGCAGGTGCCGTGAGCCACGCGCAGCGACCCGTCCGGCTGCTCGTAGACGCGGACGCAGTCGTTAGCGATGGCCACCGGGTCACCACATCGCACGCAGGTCAGGTTCGCCGGGGCGCTCATGCGGCCATCCCCGACACGACCACGCCACGCCGGCGGCGCTTCCCCAGGCCGAGCTCGGTGCACGCCCACACCAGGGCATCGAGCCGGTCAGGTGAGCCCTGGCCGCCGTCGGGCGTCCATGAGCACATCTGCGCCTCCAGGTCTTCGAGGCCACGGACGTGATGCACCCGCCCCTGCTCGTACATCGCGGCGACAGGCTCGGCCCGCACCCGCTTGCCGCGTGACGCGGTCACCTTGCGGTAGGGGACGGTGCGGTCGACGGCGCGGAGGACGGACTCGACGAGGTCGCCGCCGTTGTTCACCTCGGCCACGATGCGGTCGGAGCCGTGGCGGTCCATGGCACCGATGGCCACCGACGCCCACTGCTCGGGGCTGGCCTTGGTGGTGTCGTCGGCGAGGACCCACAGGTCGCCGTCGTGGTCCTGGCCGACCGTGACGATGCCGGTGGAGTCGGCGTTCTCGCCGGAGGTAACCGCTGGGTCGATGGCGGTCACGACCCGCACCAGGTCGGGGACGTGGTCGACCCGCACCCCTTCGGCGTCGAGCATGGCCATCGTCCACAGAGCGCCGGGGGTGTCGAGGAGCAGCTCGGCGTACAGCTCCTGGCGGCCGATGCGGGTGCCCTCGTACAGCGAGCGCAGCTCCTCGAGGGCGGCCGGCGCCAGGTTCGCCTCGTTCTCGAACGTGGACCCGCGGGTGACGTGGGTGGTGCTGCGGTCGACCAGCGAGCGGACCAGCTTCGTGGGCTTCGGTGTGGTGGTGACGACGGTGCGGGGCTCGAGGCTGGCGGTCATCAGGCGGAGGCCGAACTGGAGCTGGTCCCAGGCGGCCGGGTAGCGCCAGGCGGCGAGCTCGTCGCACCATGCGCCGTGGTGCTGCGGGCCTCGGAGGCGCTCCGGTTCGTCGGCGGAGAAGAGCTTGACCCGTGACCCGCCGACGAGCTCGAGCTCACCGAGGGAGCGGTTCCAGGTCTTGACCTCGCCGCCGAGGGCGTGGAGGAGGCCGGACTCGCCTTCGACGCAGGTGTCGCGGGCGTCGCCGAAGGTGG